GAACACAGTCGTCATACGAACATCTCCATTCCATTTGGATGCATCAAAGACCCGACAAGGGCGTTCTGTGCAGAGAAAACACAGTGGTCACAGTTCATGGAGTTAAATGGCGCCTGCTTCATGCCGCTATATGCCATAGGGATATCATCGATTTTCATCCATCTGAATTTTTCATGGAACCGTTCTTCTGACCCAGAGTTTAAAACAATAGAACTGCATGGATATACAAAAGAATCATGCAAAATAAACGGCTTCACATAGCACCACCAGCATTCATTCGGCTTGTGGAACTCTTTCGGCTGGTAGAAATATGGGCTGCCCCACTCCTTAATTAAGGCTCCAAATATTTGATTGTTCTTCTGCTGCGTCTTCCAGTCGGTTCGGCAGTCTGAGACAATCCGGACATATGCCGGCTTATGCTCTTTGATGTAACGATCAAGCGTTATTTTAATCTCATCCATCCTGGTATCGGCGTTCATAACATAACTGAATCCGAGAGTCAGGGCTTTAGGCAGTTTTGGGATGTCAATTCCGTCTCGATAATCCAGGACGTTCATTGATATCCGGACCCACTTCAACATCTGGATTGTCTCTTTGGAAAGCCGGCCAAAGCCTGTCCCGTTCGTAATAAGCCCGACCTGGTAGCCTTTCGCATTCGCATACGTTATGGTTTCATTAATCGCATGGTAAAGCGTCGGCTCGCCGCCCCCGGTGATCTCTACTGTCTTAGCTCCGAGATCGTTATATGTGCCCAGCACAAATTTAACCGCGTCAAATAATAACGATTCATTCGTCTGTCGGTTTCTGTTGGAGCAGAAAGAGCAGCTTAGATTGCAAATCGACGTTGGCGCGAGTTGAATAGAAATCGGCAGCAACAGATTGGTTTGCCTTACGTTGTCGATGAAATCCGGATGAAATAACAACTTAGATCCGGTGGATGTGAATTGCTGAATTTTGTTGGTCATAACAAACCCCCCTTCTTGTAAAGATTGTAATACTTTTCTTCGCTGGGATGTTTTGGGTATGTATTTCCGAACTCTGTATCCTCAGTATGCAGCTTCGCGCACAAAATACCAACCTGAGCCCTCTTCCCTGGCGCCGCGCAACGATGAAAATGATTAATTTTCGGCAAATTCAAATCAACATATATCTGCTTCATTCCGCTCAACTGCTCATGCAGTTTCCTGACATATCGTGCTTTTGATGATAACCTGATCATCCGGCATTGCCAATCCGGGGCGACTTGGTAAACATTTTCAGCCTTTGTCATAGCCCTGTCGTGCCAATCGATTCTTGGAAACCCGACTGCATCATACTGGTCCATCAGATAATCTTTGACACATCTTAAATTATGCCATTCTTCAGGGATGATACGTTCGTCTGCGTCAAGGAACATCATCCACCCCGCTTCCGGGAAATGCTCCCGGGCCATGTCCATTAAATGGTTTCTGGCAGGACCGTACCCTTCCGTTTTGATGATATCATTTTCGATAACAATAGCCCCCATGTCTCTTGCAATCTGGACGGTATTGTCTTTAGATCCGGAATCCACAATAATGATCCCGGCATCTGCTATCCGCCGCGCCATTGTCATCCAATCAACAATCTCAGGCTCTTCATCTTGCATATTTGAGCATAGCACAAGGCTTTTCATTTTACGGCCCTCCTGTTTTCGATTAAATCGATTGCTTTCAGAATATCCTCCGGGCTGTGCCGTCCGGTACATTTTACCGGACAATCTTTCACAGCTCCACTACAGGGCCCCAAACCCGTACAATATTTCAAATAATCCTGGTTTAAGCAAATCAGTTCCCCTCCGACTTGATCCGGCTTAACCACGAAATAATTCCCAGAACCAAATAAGCAAACCTGGCTGATGCCTAAAGCGCCGGCAAGGTGACTGATAAAAGAATCAACCGTTACAGCGAGGGACGCTTTAGACATCACCCATGCAGTTTCCCTGAAAGATAGCTTACCACTTAAATCGATATCGGCTCCGGCAGGATAATCGTTTTCTCCGCCGACCTGGACGGTGATATATTTATTAATCTCTCGCAGCGTGGAGCATACATCTCCCATATATTTATATGTCCTGAACTCAGGGTCTCCGCCTGTTGTGTGGACGATAACAATTTCTTTCGGTTCGTCTTTTGGCGGATGCCATCCACCGATACTTTTGATGTACCCATATTCCTCGTCCAGCATGAACATGTTCGGCTGAACAAGCTCAATAAAAAACCCGCCATTCGGGACACCAAGGATCTTCCAGTAAAAATCGCTCAACAAAGAATTCGAGTTCCGGCCCCAGTGCCCTGGCAAAATCCGATCCCCATGCGGGTTATAGGTGAACTGGTATTTATTATATAAATGGCTTTCGTCCCAGTCAATGATCTCGTCCACGTTCGGATTGTCGACAAGTATATCCTGATATTTCTTCTGTGTCATATACACCAGCGGCAATCCAGGGTGCCGATCCTTCAATCCCTTCAGCGCCTTGGTCGTCATAAAGACATCGCCGGCTGAAGAGTGCTGGGCGAACAATATCTTTTTCTCAACAGTCGTTCGCTTTACGACGATCGGCTTCTCAGCATCTGCCACCACCATATTAAGAAGGTTGGTAATCTTGGTGCAGCCTTTTTCCCATTGCAAATACTTTTGCCGTCCGGATTCGCCCATACTGGCACGATAGACATCATTGAGTGCCACTTTTTTCATCGCGAAATAAATATCTGACACATCACACGCCTTGGTCGGAACGAACGATCTGCCGGTATTGGTAATCACTGGAAGGGATGAATCGCTTTCGCATCTCACCAATAAGTTTTTTGTCCCCTCCAGAAGCTCGATATGAGACGTTGATCTTGAGGCAATAACCGGCCTGCCGGCAGACATAGCCTCAATCACGGTCCAACTCAAACCCTCCTGCATAGAGCAATTTATAACGCAATCAACAGAGTGGACAAGCTCTGCAATCTGGGCATCAGTGAACCAGTCCAGGTCGTTCTTGACAAGCAACTCTCCATTGCTTCCAAGTCCGCAGTCGATCGCTGTTTGGGTAAGATTAAAAACGCCACTACTTATATCCTGCGTGTGCATGTAAAGCCTGACGTCAACTCCCTTGTTTACGACATCAATGTCTTTCCTGAGAAGCGCGAGTGCTTGTATCAGTTTTTGCGGGTCTTTGCGGAATTGGTTCATGCCAAAAAAGCCAAAGATAATAGCATTTTTCGGGACTTTCTCAAAATACATGGCCCTCATATCGGCCACTGCGTCTTCTTTCGCTGGAAGGAAAAAGTTCGGGTAAGGGATCCCGGGCCTAAAGTATCTGATATTTTCAACATGGTCTTTTAAAAGTTTATACCCGAACTGAGAGTATACACATGGGAAATCTGCCATATTAAACCATTTAACCCAGTCTTCTCGAACTATTTGCTGATCATAAGGGAACAACCCACCCCATAAGAATTTATTTTTCTGTTTGAGTTCGTTTAATGTTTTATAGATGTCGGCATATAGCCAGATGTCAACCCCGACAAAAAGCACTAAGTCGAACTGCTTTCTGGAAAGTATCTCAATGATTCGGTGAGATCCGTAGGGAGACATATAATTGCCACGACGGTGGCACAGGGAAGAAATAAAAGGGAAAGGAATAGGGCGAGATATGACTGCAATCGGATCTGGTTCAGCCGTATCAATACTGAAAATGTGGACACAATATTGCCTTGTGTCTATGGTAGTCAGGATATAACGCATCATCTTTGCGTTGCCTGTTGTAGAAAATGGGTTCTCTCCCACTATAAGAAGGTTTTTCATTTCACACCTCGAATGATTGTATTAAATTTTTATGGCGACTATCCGCCTCTTGCGAATCAGCTATCGCTTCTATCTTTTTATCACCGCGTATCCTCGCTCAACATGGCAATGTCCGTTTCCGGGAAGACCCTGCGCCTTACGATCCCAACTTTATAGTATTCTCCAGAAATCGGCATGTATCTATCTTCAATTTCAATCCCGACTGCGTTTGGAACATACAAGAACATTTCACGTCTTGCATAATTCCCAAACTCTTTCTGTGCATCCCAGTCGTTGCCGTAGTTTGATTCTGTTAATAATCCGTAGCATGGATTTCTCACAGATGCAAATACATTTACATAATTTTCTGAATTAAGAGCATCTGGATTAATCTGCTGAGACGGTCTTAAAAGTTCTCCGGAAACATTACAGCGATAAACTACGTTATCATTTTCGATAACAGCGTTTTCAAAAATAACCGGCGTCTTTGTCATAATAACAAAGCTTTGGCCGGTGGCAGCGAACGTTATCACATCCCCTGCGCTCGCCTTCGAATCATATGGGAAGGTAGTCTCTAAAAAAAACTCGCGATGGAAAGGGTTTGAGGTTCTGATATTAACATCATAATCGATGTATTCAGTGGCTAAGGACTCGCCAGACCCTCCAGCATATACCGAAAGCTTGGTCCCAACTGTTTTCAGGACATCTCTGATTTCATCGCCAAGGGCCACTTAAACAAAGCCTTCCCGGTTATTCGTTATAAGATTCTGGCGCCGGCGTTACAACAGGGGAGTTGGATATTTCGTATGTCGTATCTTTCCCGGACCCGTCATACTGGAATCCGGAATTAATATAAGACCCAAACAATTCATAATCATTAATATCGCTGTCGCTCAGAGTCGGGAACGCATCAGGGAACTCGTCCCTGATCGCCTTGAAAGCTGCGTCCATATCTTTACAAAGGTCCCGGAGATTTCTAAACCGTTCACTCAGCGAATACTGCTTAACCTTGAAGTCTTTTGCCCTGCCGGTAGCCAGCATGAAAAGCAGGTGCCGCTTGGCCCGTTCCTGAACCCAGTGAAGTTTGAACCCGTCCGTGATAGGAAGAGCCCACGTCTCTCTTTGCGCTGAAGTTACGGCGTTGGTATAGTCGTCTTCAATAAGATCAACGTCCAACTGTTTCATCTCTTGGACAAGGACAGCAATAAGCTCGTCAGATGTCATCGCAATTTTCTCCGACCACGGCGTTTAATTTCGAAAAGTTTATCTGGTTGAGCAGGGTCTTCTGTTTGTGTCAGCTCGACGTTCTTGACAACGCCTTCCGTAAACTCTTCCGCAGCTACCGCAACATCACTACTTGCCATGGACGCAATAGTCGGATCCGCTGCGTACACCACGTTGAAATACCCCGGATGGGTTTTAATCATCGGGAGAATCTCTTTCTCGAACTCTCTATCAAAGGGGGGAGAGAATCTTTTGTCTTGCACATACGTCCTTCTTCCCCGCCCTAATAGAGTTTGTTTCATTATAATCGCTTCAATATCCATGGGTTTGATTGTCTCCTGTTATGAATTATTATTTTGCCGGCAGCAACTCAACCACCAAACACGGAGCCTGTATTTCTGTGGTCGGAGAAGGTGTCCGGACAATTTCGAAGCCATAGGTAAAAACATCGCCTGCATTAAACGTACAGGCTGACGTGTTTAAGACGGCTTCGGTAATCCCGGTATCCAGGGAGTTGTAAGTTGTTTTTTGTTGACTTACCTCTCCGCTGACATGGGCGATTCTCGGATTGGTCGATAAGCAATCCGTTCCGTTGATTTTCACATTCGCTTCAATTGACAGCGTTTGCGCGTCGTCTTTACCAGAAGCACCCACGGAGATCCAGACGTTCTTTACTGATCCAGCGAATGGAGCAGCACCTAATGTGCGATTGGTTATAGTAGCCGTAATCGCTCCTGATATTTGTGCATAAAGATTCAATCCGCCCTGGTCGGCCATAACACGGCCAAGGTTTATCTGCATCTTCGGTCTATATTTGCTTGTCATGGTATAACCTCCTTTTCCCTGCACCTGTCAATAGTCATAGATTAAGGTTTCACCTTCAGAGCATAGACCGCCCCGGTTATTTTAAGAACCGGTAGGCATTTATCCTGAACCCTTAGCCAAATTCCCTCCGGGTCTTTCCGATCCCAGGTATCAGCGAACATACCATACCTTGCCGGGATGCCGAAAGGAGCTTCCACCATTTCCGCTATGTTCTGGCCCTGGACTCTGTCAGCAAAAAAGACCATGTAATCATCCGGAATGAAAGGACGATTCATATAAACATAGTCCTCGGTCGCTTTGTAGCTAGTCGAAGGCGCGGACGAAACAGTCACAGTTCCGGCGTCTTCATCAACAGAGGAGATGGTCTCAGACTCAGAAGTCCCAGCAGAAGCATCCACGAACGTCAGGGTGCCGCCAGCCACAAAATCAGCCGCGTCATCAACAGAGATAGTCGTGGTAGAGCTTGCGGTAACAACAGCGGTCAGGTTGGCGCGGACTTCATACTGTTCATCATAAACCTCATAGATCAGGTTTTTATGGAACAGGTTCCCAATGATGCTGGGGTTCGCGTTGATCAGTTCATTCCCGCCACTGAACAGATTCCCGTCTCCAAAGGTTGACTTCGAGAGCAGGGTTAGGATGTCGTTATCAGAGGCAATATATTCCAGGACGGACGAGTTACTGATCGCTCTTACGATGGTAGCGCCGCATGCATCCCGGACAGTCCGGTTCGCTGTGTTGAAATCAGCGAGGATGGTCCGATCGGCTCCATTATACCAGCTTTTATTAGCAGTAACGGTAACAATGTGCGAGCTGGGGATGCCGTAATCAACTTTTATGGTAGTGTCTCCGGTGGATTTATAGGTAAACCCATTATTCCACAGCATCTGAGAAATCATCCACTCACGCCGGCGCATAGACATATTGCCCATCTCCGCCATTTCCATGGACAGCTTTTGAGACGCCACCATTTTCTGTGCGGTTGTCCCGGGCTGGCGCAGGTTGTTCAAGAACTCTTCGTCGTAATATCGCTTTTGACCGAAGAAGGCAACCTTTGCTTCGTGCTGTGCAATGCCCCGGCTATAACCCATGGGCGTTTCCTGCCCAGGGCCTTTAAACGGGACCATACCCCTTCCGCCAACCGTGCTGTCCCATTTAATAGAATCAGTCTCGGATATGGTAGTCGGGAACAGGCTCAGAAGACGGAGCTGCGGGTCGGCTGTAAAAAGCTGAAAATACCCACTGATCGTCGAGAGCTTCAGTTCATCAATATCGCTGTATCCTTGCATAGAAAGTTCCCCCTTTCCTTGTTTAAATTAAAGAGACAAATACTGACCATCGACAGAGGCGGAAATGTCCGTCCGTGCTGCTGAGTCAACATTTGTGGTCATACCATTGTACAGCAGGGCATTCTTCTTAATGAGCGCACCAAGCGCCCCAGCCGCTGTGCTTCCTGCGCCGGTGTCCCGAGTTTGTTGAAGAATACCGATACAAATGTCAGAACTTTTAACGCACAGATAGGCAAACCGTGCGGTGGTGAAGCTGGTCCCGCCAGTTGCCGTGGCGACGGTGATTGCTGCCATGTGCGTGTAGGTCGTCCGGTTAATGGCGGTGATGGCGCCAAGCTGTTCGAGAGTTGTCGTGTCATCATGGATATAAACATCGTCCGCGACGGAGAACTTGTAGCTGTCATCCATCGTCACATACAGGATGCTCGCCGTGGTCTCGCTATTTTGGACCAGATAGGCACGCCCAGGAGCGATTTCAGCGCCGGTTACAGTGGTAGGATCATATGGGATGTACTTCCCTTTATTGCCGGCAGCCGATGCATTTACAGCCATAGCCGTACCGAGTTCAATTTTACCATACCCAGCCTGAAGAGTAATCGGTCTAATAATCGCGGAATCCGGGTTGGACTTAAAAAGTCTCCGGTAATTGCTTTGCGATCCCCTTGTTATATTTGGAGTATCACTCATTTTTCCCCCCTTATCATTTTTGTTTTTGCGTTATTTTTTTTCAACAGGAGGAAGACCTGCCTGTTTCCGCATGACGTTGATCTTGTCGATATCCGGCTTGTCATCTTTTGCTGGGGCTCCGCCTGAACCAAACCCTGCGACCGTGTCTTTCTTTTCAAACCGGGATTCCCAATCCTGAACCTCTATCGCAACTGCGGTGGTATAGGCTTCAGCGTCAAGCGTCCGGTCTTCTTTCAGAAACTTAACATAATCCACTTCGACTTTGGCATGCAGTCCTGCTGGCACCAAGCACCCTTCTTTGGAAAGGGCCGCCTTTAAAATCCCGTCCGCCTGAGCTTTGGTCATCTGCTCAAGATGAACTGCCTCCGTCTTTTCGTGGTCTTTGATTTTTTCTTTCTGTTCAGCGATGGCGGAATCTTTTTCCTTGTTCTCCGTTTCAAGCGCTGTCACCTTTGCCTCCAGATCTTTCCGCGTATTGTCTTCTTCAGTAATCCCTTTGCGGATTTCCTGACCGACGCTGGCTACAATCGCTGCATACAGATCCGGATTTTCGGTTTTAAAAGTAATAATATCCATTTTACTTTCCACCCCCTTCGCCTT